TCGTTTAGTTTACCAATAATAGTACCGTCACGAAGCAAGATTTGTAGACATCGTGAGTACCAAATAACCTTACCTAGCTCCTGTTGTTCAGAGTCTTTCTTACCTAGACGCATCATGTATTTGTATACTTGACCGATCAAGTGAGCCTTAAGGCCATCTTTACCTAGAATAAACTCCATACACTCAATGTACTGGTAGTTACCAATGATACCTTGGTAGTGTTGTGGGTTGATATGATCTTTGGTATCACCTAGTCGTTGGTCCTTAAGCCATTCTTTAGACTCATTAGTTTGAAACCATTCCTTAGCTTCTTGTGTAGGTGATTTAAGCATACGTTCCCTTTCTTCAATCCATGTTGGTGTCATTGTGTCAAAGTAATCTTTCATCAGTAAACATCTCCGTTCTCTTTGATTTTAAGATCTTCATAGGGAGCAGCTACTCGCCGATAGAACTCTAGCTTTGCTCCCTCTAAGGCACCGACTACATCGTTAATTGTTTGATAACATTGGTCATCCTCATAGTAGTCTTTGATAATAGTTGTAATAAGAAAGTTAAGTTCACCAGCAGTAGCTGGCCTACGGAAACCTTCTTGAATAGAATTACGATCGTGTTTATTAATGTATGGCATTATGTTTCCTTATTGATTGTATACTGGATTACCGTCATTGTCATTGATCTCAATATAGTTAGGCCACTTAGTATCTACCTCTGGTGGATCAATAGTTTCTTCGTATGTTGTACCATCTTTAAACCAAATTTGTAATTGAAGATATTTAATTCGAACATCTTCAATATCATCTGCTGTTTTACCAGCAGGTAAATTAAAGTTTAGTGATGTGTAAGCACTGTACTCTACAATAAGTTCCATTATAGATATTCCTCAATAATAGTTTCACAAGCTTTATCAACATCAGAGCGCCATTCAGTTACTAGTGACTCAAAGAATGGATGAATAACATTAGCGTCTGCTTTAAACGCTACTACTGGTTTACGCAGAACGTATGAAGCATAAAACACCTCCATAGCTGTTCCGTGTTTAGCTACTTCTGGTTTATCTAAGTTAACAAGGATAACATCTGACTCTTGAATGTCTCGAAGGTCTAACTCAAAGATACGTTTCATATAACGTTTCTCAAAGTTATGGATACGTCTGCATGGATTAAGGGTTTGTACCTCAGCTCGCCATAAGGCTAATTCAGCTTTGGTACGCCAACCCATAGCATCTTCAGCAGATACGTGTTCCATTGGACCTGCAAGATACACTGTACGTTGTTTCATTTATTCTTCCGAATATAGTTAAGGAGTTTAAACAAATAGTCTGCCTCAGCATAGTCCATACAGATATAGTTATCCTGTGTATGGCTAGCGTATGAAGGGAAATAGGCAATGTAACCATTACCTGTATCCTCCATTCTACATAGCATATCTACACCCATACTATAACCCTCACGGCTATGAATGTAGTAACCATCAGAGCTACTACCACTGACAATCTCAGAGGTACCATCTCCATCATCGTAGAATGTACCTTCTTTAGCCGCCATAGTAGCAACTTCTTGGGATAGCTCGTCTAGTTTATTTAAGATCTCTTCGTATTTCATTACCATCCACTTTCATCAACAATTTGTTTAGATACAGTTACGAATTGATTCTTAACCATTACACCATTCAATGATACTGTAAGTATATAACCAATACCTGAAGAGTCATCACGAGTAACTAATACTACATCATTAGATGTCTCGAAGGAATCCATAAACTCTAGGATTTCTTTTAGATCATCTTTGTGTAACCACATTTCTGTTTTCATTTGAGTCTTTCTGCGCGAGATGCTGCTGCAATTATTTCTAATAGAAAATCTTTACTTACTGTTTCCTCTTTATTTGACTGATGTACTCCTGTACTACATTCACTTGGTTTAATTACTTTATCAAATCCAAAGATACAAGATGTAACGCCTTCAATCACTGCAATAGCAGCGGCTTCATAACCTGGGGTATTTACTTTATAAATACCATTACCTTCTGGGTAGTTATTGATATTGTAGACGTTACTATCACTGATTTTTACTTCTTTAATTTCAAGTGTGTACCTCATTACACTTCCTTATATGGTACGTACATTGTATTCATTGTTTCGAATGAACCGTCATCAAAGATCTCTTGTACTACACTGGTACGTACACGATCATAACCCCATACATAGTGATTGGTAGCACGTACTGAGGCTACCATATCCACTTTAAGTGTACCTTCTTCATCGGGTTTATAATAGTTGAAGAATTCAGCCTTACCTAGGAAATTAACTACTGGTTTTGTCATTTGTATATTCCTTACATACAGTTGAAAAGTCTGAAATAGCGATAGGGAAGTCAGGGCTACCCCACCACTTAGTACCTGACTCAATTACTTCATCAGTAATTTTACGGAAACATTTATTGTTGGTACAGTCTTCTGCGTTACAGAAGGTCATGTCACGATAGCAAATCATTGATTTTTCTCCTTGAGTTTGGCTTCGATGGCTTGGCTTAAACACCAGCTAAACGAATCGCCGCCTACGCTGCCACGCACATATTCATTCCATGCGCGGTTTATAGTTTCTCTACGCTCCTCATCCGTCAGCCCACGCCACGTACGTTTTGCCTGCACAAGTCCACTTTCAAGCAACTCTATCTTTCCTCGTAGATAGTCAATCTTAGAGTAAAGAGCACTTACTAAGGCGTCTTGTGTTGGTTGCTTAACCTTATCGCTAAGGGTTTGTTCGCAGATTGCAATAGCTGGTTCTACTGCGTTTGATACATTCCGCCAACTAATACCTGTGAAGGGGCCTTGATTGTTTGAGCCGTTATAGACGTATTCCAACGCCTGCTTTATTGCTTCAATGCTCATTTGAAAAGCTTCCCTTCAAGTTTATACATATAATCTTCTGCAGTATCATATGGCATTTCAATATGCCAGAAAATAATTGCAGCTTCGATTAATGTTGGGTGATGTTTAATACCATAGAGTAGGTTTTGGATGTAAGTTTCTTTAGTCATTCTTCACCTTTTTGGTATGGACGGTAAATCCACAATGCACATTGACGAGCTGTACAGTTAGTAATATCTTGACGAGTAGCTACACAATTATTACAGAAGTTTTTGATAGCACCCATAGGACTAGTTTTCTTCTGAGCTTTCTTTAGTGCTTGTTCTTCAAGCCATGCTTCTAAGAATTTACCACCTTTCTTTTCAGCATAAGCTTTTTCTTTACGCCACTGTTCTAGAGCTACTTTACCCTTGGCTAGTACCTCTGGATTCATGTAACGCTTGGTTTTTGGTTTCTGCGTACTCATTTGCTTCTTTCAGGGTTAGGAAACAGATTGAATTATCAAGCTTAAGTTCACGACCAGCTACACAATAGTAGTTGGTGTTGTTAGCGATTCTTACATACACATAGTACTTAGTAATCGGTTTCTTCATTATCTCTCATCTCCCATAGTTGGTCTTTAATCACATCGAAGTCAACGATATCAGACACATCGGTACCCTTATACCATGCTTTTTCAACATCAATATAAGGTTCTTCAGGTGGTTCTTCACGACTACCTCTCCATCCGGGTTGATAGTCGAATTGAACTTCTAAACAGTCAAACATATAGGGTACTGTTTTAATCATTTCCACTCCTTATAACGTTGTAAAGCCTTTTCTTTTTCAATATACGGTGTTAAGATACCATATATTAATGCTGCTAAGGTTATTACACCCCAGATTGTACCTACAATAATCATTGGGTAATTACTCCAAGAATCATATTAATAGCTTGTACAATCTGGATTTGTTCTATAGGATTTAATTGATTCCAAGGTCGAGAACCGGGGAATTTTTCACGGGCACGTTCATAGAATTGTTGTACGTCATTCATCGTCTTCAGTCCACCATTCAAGGGCTACGGGTGCATGCGCAGTAGGATCAAATAACTCATCAGCAATTCGTAAGGCATGCTCTTCATTTACAGCAGAAACTTCAATGGTTTCTTCTACACACATAGTTACATAGTATGTTTTACGGTTTTTACTCATTTTTCAGTAACCAAGAGTTAGAGATTGCTTTAAAGGACTTAGATGTATCAGACATATTCTTAAATACAAGTCCTTCGCGTTGTGCTTTAGGGTTTAACGTTGAAGCTCCTTCTGCAAAAGTTAATAATTCAGAGACTGTTGTATTCTTATCGGTAGTGTATGGTGCAAACACTGGTACGTGATTTACATTTAGTACACTACAAACGAATACACGCTCATCATGTGTCATGTATCGTTGGTTAGGGATATCCCAGATATCGTACACATAGTAGTTTACTTCTTGTAGGTTATATGGGTTCTTTTGGATACCTGGACCGATTAATTCACCTTGAAGAGCGATATTAAAACCATAAGCATTCATCTTTTCAAGGAGATTAAGCTTGAGCGCTGTAGATACAAAGGCATTAGATGTATCAGACAGCTTAAGTTCCCAGTTACGTGAGCATACACCCATTAAAGCTTCTTCATTGTTAAGTGCTTTACGGAATACAGTCATTGAAGAACCATCAAGCTTTTCAGTAACTTCCCAGTGTTGCGTACCGGGTAGATTCTCAAGTGTACGACCGTAGTTCTGGATACGTTCTTGATCAGTCTTAGGGATGAATGACGGAAAGTTACCAGCCATTTGACCAGCAAGTTGTGCAGGGATAACTGGTTCCCACTTGAGGATGTTTAAGTGCTCGGTAAGATCATCACCTTCACATGCATCCATTAGGCTGACTGGTTTTGGTAGTACTAGCCCTTGAGAGATTTGACCCTTAAGTTTGATAGTTTTTAGACGTTCACCTTTAATGCCTTTATACTCACGAGGTTCTTTACCTTTACTTAAGAATGGAGCTAATTCATGTGGAATCCATGAGTCAATTTCGAAGTAGATACATAGATCACCGATATTAAACTCACCTTTCTTTACAACAACATTCCAACCATCAATAGTTGCTACTTCAATTAAGTCAGCATCTTTGATCGGGGAAAGGTTATTGATTTTACGGATAGTTGCTAGTTTACGATCAGTCATTATACCCTCATTTTAGGTTTACGGAATAGTTGTAGTGTTACAACAAGAGAAGCAATACATGCTAGTGTAATGAATACAATTTTCATAGGGCTTTTACTGCACGAATAGTCTCACGGATGGTACGTAGTTTACGTTGATCATTACGTACTAAGTTCTTATAGGATTTATAAGTTAGATAGTCTTCAGCAGTTTCTACTGGTTTAGATTTATCAGACCTTTCCCAGTACTTAGCTGCTTGAGCTTTATCGAAGTATAATTGCCACTCAAGAGTTTTCAATTGGCGGCGTAGTGCTTGGAGAATAATCTGTTTGTTCATTTGAAACTCACTTTATACCAGATGTAGTAGACGATAATGATTGAGATAATACCGATCAAGGAATAAAAAGACCTATCCTTATTAGGGACAGGTCTTGTTTATTATTATTTAGAAGGGAATTTCTTCATCGGCAACTTCAGAGTTACCTTCACCTTCTTCATCGAAGTCAATGAAGTTAGAGTTCTTTGCTTCATAACGGACTAGTGTAGTTACTTGTACAGCAGTGAGTGTTACTGTGGTACCGGACTTAGTTACTTTACCGTTAGGTGCTTTGATCTCATAGTCTTTGAGCATAAGCATAACGTTACCGTGAGAACCGTTACCGATCACTTTAGGGTCAAGAGGATTCTTGAAACCATCAACAACACGAACAGGTGCTGCTGGTGAACCATCTTTCTTTTGGGCTTTCTTCTTGAGACCGATAGCTACGGTACCTTTCTCGAAGCCATCTTTTACTTTACCGAACTGCTCTAGTTCTTTGGCACGTGCTTTAGGTGCTTGTACGGTGATTTCCCACTGATCGGTACCGAAAGGTGATACAGGCTTTTCGGGATTTAGCTTAGCCCAGTATAGGTTAACACCTTTGAGGATTACGTTGCGGGTATCGTTTTGAGCGTTGGTAGTAGTCATGATTGATTTTCCTTTTGGATTGATAAAGAGTCGGTTCCTAATAGAAATATATTTCTTTAGGAGATTAAGAATGATTAAAAAGAATTATGTGAGAGTAGCTCACCCTAATTCATTAAAGAATTTAAGGGTAATTACCTCACCAGAAATGGCCAGAGAACTACAGAAAAACTCTGTTGAGGCTAGAAAGCGCAATAATGAAGCAATCAAAGCTTTATCAGAAGAGTTTCAGTGTTCAGCAGACGCTGTTAAAAAGGTTCTTGCGAACGTAGATATCAAGGCAATTGATGTTATCAAGATGTCAATGATGCATGCGTTATCCCAAGACAATTTTGAAGATGCAGCACGCTATGCAAAAGAAATTGCAGAGTATGAAGCACCTAAGTTAGCTCGACTTGAACAAACAAATATCAGTAAGGTCGAGGATCTTACGGATGAAGAATTACAGAAGATTCTTAAGTCAGAAGGACTGTAATTAAATTGACCACATTAATTTGTGGTCTTTTTATTTTTAAGATACTCTCTATTAGGTACCGGCTTCTTTTCGGCTGTCTGTAATAAAGAAGCTACTTAAAGTTTTTACTTTTAGATTAGTAAGTTGGTAAACATCTAGTTGTTCAACAGCAAACTCATTTACTTCATCAATATAGTTTTGTACTGCTATTTCAGGAGTTCTACCGGTAACTGCATTAGATGTTGGGTCTATTACTACATACATTATACAAGCTCCATTTGTTTATCAGCAACAGCAGGTAACCTACCTAAGTAAGATACATACGGTTTACTGGTTAACTCAAACATTTCACCAGACTGTGGGTCATAACAGTAGCCATCAGAGGTATTCCAACATTCACGTTGTACCCATACATGTGGTTTAGGGAATGGTCTGAAGATGATGTCGTTCATACAAGTTCCAGTGTTTGTTTGATACGTTTGATTTGAGAACGATAGAATGGGATAATACGTAGATGTTCGATTTCGATATCATTATTCCAGTCATTAAGTACAACTTCGATAATCTCTTTTACATTAGTTTTATCTGTGATAATGTAAGAGTCGTAGTCTAGGTTGTTACCTTCCTCATTGTATGAGTATAGCACTAAGTATGAAACACTTTCTTGATTGGTGTCTTGTTTATCGCTTGTTGACACACGGGACACGGTTTTGCTAGTAGCCATTTTCCTGACTTTCCTTGACGAAATGTATGAATGGAGTATGCTTTAGAGATATCACTACAACGAATGATAGCATCAATCTCTGCATGTAGATAGATCTTTTCAGGTAAACCTACACTATCAGCACACTTAGCTTGGTATGGGTGAGTTTTGGTATAACTGTTTTTACCAATAGATAGAATGTTACCTTTCTTATCTTTGATAATAGCAGTTATTTCATGGTTAGACATCTCTAACCTTCTTTACCCATAATAGCTTACCATGAAGAAAAGCTTTCTGGATACCTGTATCAGGATCAAACACTACAGATATCTCTGACCTAACTTTAGCTTTAATACGCTTAATTAGATCATTATAGATATCAAGAGCAGACTGGTTGATCGGTAACTGTAACTTCTTTCGTGGTTGAGGCTTTTGCTGCGATGACATTA